GAAGGATATGCTTCTTTAATTTTTCTACCAGTTGCATCTTGGTTTAATGTTAAAGAAAAAGTATACACATCATCTACACTATCCCTTAAAAAATTATTATTCAAAATCAAATTAATTAAAGTTGTTGTTTTTCCTGATTGAGATTGTCCTAAAAGTAATGTTGCAGATCCTTTTTTTATATTAGGAAGCATAGGGTGAAAAGGTCTTCTTATATTAATACCAGCACCATCTTCTCTGACAGGTAAAATTGTTAAATCAAAATTTTTATTATTGTCTTCAATATCTTTCATTTTATTTGACGTTTTATTCTTCATTGTATTATATATATAAAAACATTATCTCTCAATTTATTTTATTTTATTTATAAAATAATAAAATAAATATTTAATTTACTGAACTTGTATCTGATTTACACTATCATATAATTCTACATTACCATTCTTAACAGCAAATAATTTTGTTACTTCAACAAATGCATAATTATTATAATTAATATTAGTTGTGTCATTAACTGGATATGCTCCTATAACTTCTATTGGTTTTTGATTTATCAATTCTGTATCTCTGTCGGAATCTCCGTATAATGTTGACAAATTGATTCCTAAAAAATGGAAGTTGCCTGTGAGTTGAGCAGCCATATTCATTCCGCCGTATGCAGAGAATTCACTTCCTCCCGCAGCTGATGAAGTTGGGTAATATTTACTATTTGCATCTAATGCAAAATTATTAGTCTGTAAGGTTGATCCATTTCTGGAATAAATACCAGTATGAAGATTAACTGGCGAACCATATACATAAGAAGATTCTGCCGCTTTTAGTGGGTCATTAACGAGTGGTTGAGGAAATATTAATTCATCATTTACTCGCATTGTTACATTATATGGTTTTACAGAATTCATTAAAGCATATTGTCCTAAAAGTGAATTGTAAGTGGATGAACCCGCAGGAAAAACATCACCAGCACCACCATTAAGGGCGCCATTAGGATTCCAACCAAGAAATACATTTTTAACTTGGTAATTAGATACAGGAATTTGAAAATTGAAAGGTTTATCAACAGTTGTTGCCGCACCTGGCGCTGGAGTAACCGCTTCCTGTTGATTTACAACTTGTATAACATCTGTATATACTTTCGCCATACCTTTACTAGCATTCATAGATTCTTCAATTGCAAACATACGCTCATCAGTATAATATAAATAATCTGCATAGAATAAAAGAGTTTCCGGAATAATAACAGCGGTAGAACCAATTGCAGAAGGAGTGTCAATTGCTGTGTAATTTTTTAAAGCGATATTGCCTAAACCTTTTCTAGAGGTATTTACAGTAGAATCTTGAGCATTTAAATGAAATACTACTGAAACTGGATCATTAATTAAAAATAATGGTAATTCAACATTATCTAAAAGTGGGAATAACTCACCGATTTTTATACTCCAACATGGCGTTTTTTCTTCAGTATCTCTTAATTCCATATCATAATTAGCTGAAAGAATTTCTGGATTAAAAGCCATAGAAGTAGAACCACCATTTACTAGAAGACCAGCGTTTTTATTGCTGTCCCCAGCATTAATATTTGTTCCGTTCTGTTTCATAACAGTATCAATACCTTTCATAATTCTTGTAAAATTATTGCGGTATGAAGGTGTATCGTATGAATGAGTTATCGATTTATATAAAGCGACACTATTTACAGTTTGAATTGTCTGCTGACCTATCATTAAATCCACACGACTTATTGCCGAGTATATTCCTGCATTTAATGGTAAAAACATTCTATCAGTAGATGTTTTAATTTGCATTTGAAAAACTGAATCCCGTGATAATATACCAGTATTTGGTAAGACAAATCGTGCGATTTTACTTGTTAAAACTTGAGGCTCTAAAACATCGGAATGAACACTCATAGCCATCGGAATATCATCTGAAGTTTCTAATACTAAATCTTCTGCGGACATATTTATTATATTATAATATAATAATTTTTTATAATTATTATATTATAAATATTATTCTAAATATAAACTATTATTTACTCAAGAATTTCAATACCAGTTGGAGAATACATAGCGACATTTCTGGCTCTTGCAAAAGTGAAAAACTGAAATGGTGTTGCTCCATTTAGTCCACTCTGTATTCTGAAAGCATAGTCACTTCTAGAATAATCTATACCTACTCTCTGACTGTCACATGGGAAACCTAATATGAAATTTGTTCCATCTGGGTGTTCTGCGAGAGATGCTCCATATTTTTCATTTTTTTCACTCGCCGATGAAGCGGGAATATTTCCAAAGTATTGAGTTGAAGCAGGATTCATACCGTGATGCGAATCATCATAAAGAGTAACGGAGTGTAATGCTGGTTCTAAAATCTGGGCTTGGATAGTTGTAGGGTCTTGGGCTTGTTCTTCGGAATCTAAAATATAATTATATGGGAACAAAGTTCCACCTTTGAAATATTGCACGGTATTTAATGGTGCATTTGTGCCTAAAGTCGTTCCAGTCGCTCCTGTAGAAAGGCGAGATAAAAGCATAGAATCCATCTTTATGTTATGCATGTGAATTGCAGGAATAAAAGAATGAGTAACACTTAAACAATTTTTTAAACCCAAACGAAGAGTTGTAGTGCTGTCATTGGCTAAAAGTGTAGAAGTTAAAGTATTAATACTATTAAATACTAATGTTCCTGAAGAAGGCATAGATGCAAAAACACTATCAGAAGGAACATAAATATCATAAGTTAAAAATACATTAGATAATTGATATTGATAAGATGTATTAGTGGTCTGAATTAAAGATATTTCTGGAGCTCCAAAAGCCGAAAATCTTTGAGTTGTTATGCAACCTAACGCCTGTTGATTTTGTGCTAATTGGATATTTAAATTTAATCCATGAAATCCTTTTTGTGAGAGATTGATTGGAGTAGAACCAGATAAAAAGCCAGTTCGCAAAGGAACAGAATGAGTAGTAGGCACATTCATCTGTCTGCAAGTAGTTATATTTTTGGATGATACTAAACAATCGCCAGTAGTTAAAGTATTAATTAAATCAAACTGATTTTCAGCATTTGGTGTAAAAGTTGAAACATAACGATTGTAATGCTGAATTGTTTCTATATTTCTTCCATTCATTGATGAAACATTTATTTGGTCGCAGGTCGCTAAACTTCCAGTTCCAGAATTGAAATTTATACCATTTGTGGCGGAAGCAGCAACAGTTGGATCATTTACAGGTCGGGTAGTTCCATCACTCTGAAAAACATTTAAAGTATAATTTAATCGAAGAGTACGAGGGTCTAACATTCCCTGTGTAGAGCCTAAAACAAACTGAATAGTTGGGAAACTGGTGGCGGAGAAAATATTGCCTGATGGTTGATTGTTGGGAGTAATTAGAACTCTATGTTTCGTAAAGGCTTGTTTATTCATATTTATTATATAATAATAAAATAAATTTTATAGATTTATTATTATAAATATTAATTTTTGTTAATTATTATTATTTTAATTTGCTATAGAAACATTATTGCGAGAGAATGTAATACTTCTTAAATGATGAATAAAGTGAATAAATAATTTCTGACCAGAAGAAGCAGATTCATAATTAGCCAAAAGCATTAAACTACCTGCTCTCATAAGGTCATAAAACATATTTGGACGGCTAAAGCATCTACCTACTGCGAAATTCATTCCTACTTTACTTAAATTGCTTGTAAAATATCCAAAAGCCTCATTTGTTTTTATTAATTCGCTAATATGCTGGGTTTCAACAAGAGGATTATCTAAACTGGCTTTTTCTACTGGAACTGCACGAATTGGCTGCCGCCCATCAGTTCCCATATCATACTGGTAATTTGACATATTTGAGGGATTTCCTACCAATGATTGTTTATTTATTTCAAATTGATCGTTTTGGTTTAGAGGAACAGAAAGAACGCCTAATGCTCGGGTTATATTTGGATTAGAAATTAGTTGATTTGTCGGCCCCGTTGTATCTGGTAAATTAGAGAGTTGGGTAAATGTTTCTTCTACATCAAATTTATAACCTGCACCATTCGCCGCCGCCATATCTGCCTGTGCAATTCTCTCATCTAACATAACTTTTTTTACTTGATATTGTAAATTATTTATTTTAAAACCAACTTTTGCATTCATTCTAGTTGCAACTTCTGGATTATATGTAGGTGCTACATGATTTAATTGAGATGATGCTGTTCCATTTACTCTATCGCTTAATTTTACATAAATTTGGAATCCGTTACCAGTTTCACCGTCTGGGGTGCCGCTGTATCCAGTTCCCGCAGTTCCTCCGCCGAGTGTTCCTACTGCTATTCCAGTTTTTGCCGTAGTCCCTGAAAGAAGAGGAAGACCTGTTATTGGTGCCGCATTAGGTGCGAAAAAAACTCTTAAAGGTGCTTGTCCGCCGTCAGGAGCATGTGCAGTTCCTGCATTATCAAAAAAATTATTTTGAACCCTATCAGCTCGTGAAAATCCTGTTACAACTCCTAAAGGTTTTTCATTACCAGCTGAAGCAGTT